TTTTTTTTTTTTCCGCAATTATTTTTTAAAAACGCGACTCGGTTCTTAGGATAATTAGCAAATGACACCGTTGCTGCTCCGTGCACTTGATTACTATCATCTATAGCAACTAACAACGTCCACAAGCCCGAAGTCAAAAAACCTTGAACATGGGAAATGTCGTAGTTGTCGCTCCATTCAGGTACCGGTTCTCCTTTTTCTAACGCTTCCTTTAAATATGTTTCTACAAAAGGCCAAGTCTGCGCTACGTAATCAATTCCGACTGGCTGAATCTTTAAATCCATTAGGCTGGCATGTATCGGTTAGCTTTAACTGCTGGGGCTTGCTTCTTTTTACCTGTACGAGCTTTACGTACTTTGTCCATCATGGCATATAACTGCTTAGCGCCAGCATCTGTAGAGCCATTACCTAAGTGACTAACCACGTCAGCTGGGACCACAAACTCCCCATCAGCCAATCGAGCAGGCTGTCTATTCCCAATAGAAGCAGGAATAGAATCAGACATACCATCACCAGGTCCCTTAAGCATTCTGCCACCATCTGAGTATCCTCCTAATGAAGAAATACCACCACTAGCCATGTTAACCATCTTGCCTTCTTTAAGAGCTTTTTGCATTTCTATGATGGAATTACCACGACCATATATGTTTTGGTACATTTCGGGGCTTAAACCTTGAGCTTTGGCAGATTCTAAAATTTGTGTGATACCACCTTCAGCCATCAGCATTGGGTTAGAACGCTCATAGGCAGGCGCTTCCATTACCAACTCAGAGCTTACTGGGCGCTGAATAGGGGTGGCGTACTGGGTCTTGTCAATCATCCCTTGTGGATATAGACCACCTTGTGGGTTCATTGCCGTGTTCATCATAGACATACGCTCTACAGGACCGCCGTTAGCCAACCGCATAATCCCGCCTTCAGCTGCTTCTGTATAGTCCCTATATTCAGGCACATAGACACCTTCAGGTGCGTAAGTAGGCTCAGATCGTCTAAATTTGGTTGGGTCAAAAGAACTTATATAATCTTCTTGACCAGGCACACCAAAGCGATTACGTTCAGCTTCCATCATGGAGCCAAGTAAAGAAGTACCGCCAATTACACCTAATTTTGTATTAGATAGCGCAGGAGCCATACCAGTGAAGTTTCCTGGGAGAGAAGCCGCAGCACCAGGCATAGTGGCAGCACCACTAGCGTACATACCTGGAGTATATCCAGCAGCACCAAACCCTGCACCGCCACTAGCCGCACCAATTCCACCAAACCCAGCACCCCCACCAACAGCACCTGTACTGGCACCGCCTAAAGTACCAAAAGTACCTCCCCCCGCAGTGCCTCCTAAAGTACCCCCACCAACAGCGCCTGTACCAGCACCACCTAACGTACCAAAACCAGCGCCACCAGTAGCAGAAAGAGCTCCAGGAGTAACAGCAGCACCCGCACCCCCAGCGACTCCGCCAGCACCTCCACCCGCAGCCCCACCAGCACCCCCAGCTGCAGTACCACCAGCCGCACCAAATCCAGCACCTAAACCACCACCAACGGCACCCATAGCACCGCCAGTTAAAGCGCCTTTAAGAGGATCACCACCCTGAATAGCCGCACCAGCGCCACCTGCCGTAGCTCCGACAGCAGCACCAATTAACATCGCCTCGCCTACACCGGTTCCCATAAGATATACCTCGCCTAATTTAAGTAGTACTTTATCATTGTTATGCTCCCTATGGAAGCCTAGATACAAAGGTTATTGAGCCTATTACCGAAGGCACTGCGGGTCTTGCATATGGTACGGTTTGAGCTACGTCATGGAATATATAAATGCCATCTGTTGCTGGTGACGTATCATAGGCTTTTTCAGTAGCCCAATAAAGTTCAACCTCGTCTCCCGTTTCAACCTCAAAAGTAACCTCGGAATATCCAGCTACATAAGAAGGTACAAGAGCGCTTTTACGAGCTGGAATACTAAAAATAGTAGCAGAATTGGCTACATCCGTGTTGTTTACTTTTAACCAAAAAGTAGCGGTATGAATAGCATTGTCGGTGTTTACCAATTGAGCACTGTACGTTATTTTGTACGTTCCCGATATCTGTGCAACAGCCATACCTGGAGCTTGTAAATCAAAACCTAGCCCAGAATCTAGCGTATTAAAAGCAATTACCGTAGGAGTGTTGTCTGCCGTAGCATACTGGTCAGTAGAGTCCGATGCTGCAATATGAGGAAAACTTAAGGTTGACCCGCCCGTATTAGATAATAAAAAAGCCATGCCGTTATCAATCTGGTTGAAGTACAAACGTAAGGCGTTGTTAAGCTGATCAATATATTGCTGTTGATACTGGGTCGGCGCAACCAGTAAGTTGGGTGCTTTTGGTGGGCGTAACGGGGTATATGCCATTACCTACGTCCGTCATTTCTAATATCTATACGAGGAGTACCTAACTGCCAAGCCACACCTAAACCAGTTGACGTAATCCTAAATGCCATCTGGCGACCTCGTAGGCGGGTATATACCTGACCGTCAAACTCTTGCACGTCATAGGTACGCTGGCTTGTGTAGTTCTGGGTGCTAGGTACTTCTGGAGTATCTGCCGTTCCATATGGGGCACCTGAGTTCCTGCGTGGGCGAACCGTCATTGTTACTTTAGGTTGGTTTATATTTGACCCATTAAAGGTAATATCAGGCAAGATACGCCAGACAAATCCAAAGTTATGCCCGTCCCCAATGTCAAAGTCAGAGGACTGAATGTAGGCTTCAATCGGTACAGGGGTTAGTCCTGATACATCGTCTACGGCGGCTTCGTGGTACAGAACACGGTTATTTAATCCGTCAGCTGCCATTGGATATTGCCGTAAACCAGAGTCTAACCAAGCGGTGCGCTCCATAGTGCCATATGCCCAACTGCGTTCTAAGTAGTTGTAAATGATATAACTGTCTACTGTATTGCTATTTTGTGAGCAATAGAACCACCACACCTCGTTATATGACTCATTTGAACCAGCAAATATTTGGAAGGCTTGATCTTTATTAATATCATCAAAAATAAATTGCCACAACGAGCATGGGAGCGTCTCTACACGACCTGTATACGAGAAGAACTTGTCTGTTCCCATCCAGTAGGTCACATTATTAATGGTTATAGCCGCATTAGGCGACATGATTGTGATGTTGTCCTGCAGCAACTGGAAGCCCCAAATATAGGGAGGCCCTAGATACTGCATAGAATAAATAGCCGCATCAGACCAAACTAGAATCTCCTGACGGGTTGAACGGGCTAAGATAATAGACGAGCCGATATTAAGTCGATACTCACCCGACTGATTAGTAGCATCTGGCACCCACATAAATGGGTCTTCTTGGTCAGACCAACGAACTAATAAGGGATCAAATGGTGTAACTGGGTCAGTTGGATCGTAGGGGTTTGAACCAAATGCGATCACAAAACGTTGAATAGCCGAACCAATAATTTGATTAGTTCGATTTGGCACAAAGTCTGCATAGGTATAGGAAGTGCCAGGAACTGTTGAGCTCGAAGCTAAAGTGCTTAGTTCTACTGCCCGTACTGTTAATCCAGTAGTCGCATCCCAATAATAGATAGCGCCACCACGGGGGGCAATAATTAAGTCTTCACCAAAGTTGTCATTTGTCCATAAACGAAGCTGTTGCCCAATACCTACATCTGCTGCGGCGCCCCAACCACGTACAGGAGCTACAGGCGTAGAAACAACTACAGTGCCACCCGTTGGGCCGTTATCAGAGGTGGTGTATGTATTAGATCCAATAATCGTTGAGAAGGTATAAGCATTGGCGTTAACTACTGTAATCGGCAGCGCCTTAATAAATGGTGCAGAAGCTATACCGCAGACGTTGCCAGAAATACTATTAAAAGCTACGAAATTGCCATTGCTTAAACCATGTGCGGTTTGCGTTACAGTGACGGTTGTACTAGGACTTGTACAAGTAAATGGGTTGGTCAACGTGCTTGTAATATAAGAAGGCCAAGTTCCAGCACCCCAGCCAGTGCCAGTAACAAAAACATCTAGCCCAGTGTTAATTTGAAACGCCACATTAATGGTATTCCCACCACCAGCGGTTACTGTGGTATTGGCTGTGTTTGCAACTACAAAAGAAAACTTCGTAGTATCAATATAGGTAATCTGGTGTTCTTGATTTAAGTCTGCGGCAGTGATTGTGCCTATGGCGTTAGCCCCACTAATTGTTACAAAATCATTGGTTATGCCGCCATAGCTTGGAATAGTGATTGTGACTACGTTTGATCCATTTGTAGTAGCAATACAGTTCACCGTGTTTGGAGATGAATTTGCCGTAAAAGTAACTCGTATAGGGGTTACATCGTTATAGTCACCACCTTGCTCAATATAGTATTTAAGGTTTGTACCAACACCCAAAAGGTTAGCGCCGTTTAAAGTAACCCAATTCCACAGCGCACGAGCAATACCTAAAAAGGTTTCGTTAGATAGCCGAATCCAACCACCAATCTTTTCTGGAAAACCTGAACGAAAGCGCACTTTATCGCATGCATACCAACCACCTTCGTTAGAGTAGTCAGTACCTTCTCGGTTGATTCCTGGTCTGAACTGTAATTTTTGTAATGGCATACGGATTTACCCTAGTATTGATTCGGCTTTAGCAATAGCAACTTTTCTAGCATCCAAACCAAGCAAGCCACCATTGATCCTTTTTGTCATTGTCTCAACATCTGACTTATCTGCCAAGTCATTTAGATTATGTTTGTTCCAAAACCAGCCAGCGCTTAAAGCCGCATATTTAGGATCCAATAACTTATCAGGATCATTGACAAGATCCACACCCAGACCAGATCCACATCGGTCATAGTTCTCTTTGCCAGTCAGTTGTTTAATACCACGACCACGGTACTTCCAGCCTTCGCCAGAGCTTTCATCCGCATTGCCCATGCGCCCACCGTACACCTTATTGGCAATCTTTTCAGGGTTACGGGCGTACTGGTTTGCCATTTCTTCCGTTGGGAATCGGCTGGGCCATGTATTCATTAACGCCTTAGCGCTGTAATTTAGGTTCTCTTCAAGGAGCTTAAAGCCACCAGACTCGTGCATACACTGCCCAATAAAGGCAGCCTGACGCTTAGCCGTATCAATGTTGTACTTCTCAAAAGTCTCTTTAAGTGGTTCAAGCCACTTACCATCAATACCTAGAGCAAGTAACTGCGACTCAAGCATCTTTCTTTTCCTTTGACTTCATATCCATAATCTTCTCCAAAGTACGCCCGCCAAAATAGAAGGACATAATTAACATACCCCATTGACCAAGTAACTCCACATACTTTTCATTGGCGTTATTACCAAAGGCGCTCATCATGGCAAATAAGAAATAAGCAAACAAGATAAAGATTAAGGTCATTGGGCGGATGTTTTTGGATAGCCATGAGTCCGAGTTCATGTCCGCTTCTTGGCGTTTAGTTAACTCTTGAGCCTCGATATTGTCAGCATTTAGTTCAGCTAGTCTGCCTTCTTGTTGCATCTTGAGCAGTTCTTGCTGGGCTTTAGCTTTGGCTTCTGGGTCGGGAATAAACTTGTCTAGGACTTTCATCCCAACGTCTACTAGTGCTGTTAACGGAAACATTATTTTTTACTCCCCCATACCATGTAATAAGCAATCCAGGCTGCTACTAAAAAGCACCAAAACTGCACCCATTTAACCTTTGCCAACTCCGCATCAAAATACTTGCGGTCTTCCTTCTCTAGCTTCTCAATCTCCGTCTTGATGTCTATCAGCTTCTGCCACTCTTTTGTGCCGTACTGCTTAATGAAATCAATCCGTAACTTATACTCCTCATCGCTTATCTTCTTGCGGTGCTTGTATTCCTCAAGGGCTTTAAATATTGCCCGTTCTTTCCTTAACTCTGCTTCTCTGCGCTCACGAATCTTGGCATTTGCCCGTTCCTTCGCTACATCTACCGCTTCCTTCTGAACATCCTCGATGTTCTTACCAATTTCCCGCCCAGCCTCACGCCCAGTCTTAAGCCCCTCGCTGATCCCCTTGGCACCAGCCGATAACCCGAGTTCGTCTGACATATCTCACTGTTCTTTGCCTCAGAGGGTTGAGCCACCAAATGACATATTAGCCACCACGATAGCTACGTGCTGCTCTGGGTTCTCAAGGCTATGCCCACAATCACTGCACATCTTAGCAGCAAGCTCGGCTTCAGAAACATCGTATCCACAGTTTGGGCAGTAGATCTCAATGGTATGGCGTGGTTTAAATTCACCGCCGTCTAACGAATCTTGGATAGTTTTAATCATGTTGGTTCCTTAATAAGCGCTGTTTACTTTGGTTATAGAAACAGACCCAGATGTTTCTGTTAATGATGTTGTTGCTAATGCAAAAGCACCTGCTTGGTCAACTAAAGTTGCGTTGCTAAATGAATAAGAGCCAGCCGAATCTGATGGCGTAAATGCTGAGTAAATGTAATACAAGCCACCAACACCAGGAAAATTAATGTTTACCGTTGATGGTAAATAACTATTTACAGCGATTTTTCTTGCGAGGTCGTTAACAAAAATCGCATAAGGAATATTGGAACTACCAACAACCGCTCTTGTTATGCCAGTAGAACCACCAGAACTTAATGCATAAAGACGAGACTGTGATTGAATAGTGCCACTAGAGTTATATTTAATAATGTTACCACCACCAGTTGTTACAAATATATTACCTGATGGATCACAAGAAACTCCGTTAAATGAGGCAGATGTAATTGTTCTTTGCCAAACAATATTTCCACTAGTATCTATTTTAAATACCGTAGAGCTGGTTGCAGGGAACCCTCCAGCACGCATAATCACATAGATATTATTACTACTGTCAATGTCCAGCTTTACAAATCTATCGTTGTTGACACCAGTAGTTTTTTGCCATTGTATTGTGCCGTTAGTATCATACTTAACAATAAATGGCTGTTCAGTAGCCGAAGATGAGGTGGTTGACGCATAACCAATAGCATATACGTTTCCAGAAGAGTCTACTTTTAAATCGGTTGGAGTAACTGTTGGAGTAGAAAAAGAGCTGTAAGCAAAACGTCTTTGCCAAGTAATTGTTGGAGTTCCATCCATTTTAACAATATAAGCAGACCGATCGTTAATGTTGCTAGATGGTATGCCCTGAGCAAGTAAATAAATATTACCTGAGCTATCAACATCAATTCCATAACCTAACGCACTTCTATTGGAAGCAACGTTGTAAAAAGATGTTTGCCATTGCAACGTACCAGAACTATTGTATTTAACTATTGGTGCACGGCTTGGAGCAGCATTGTTGTTAGACCCTGTATAGTATGAATTATCACTTGAATCTAAAGCAACGTATTGATAAAAAGCATTAACACCTAATTGTTTTTGCCAAACAATAGCGCCAGAATCAGCGTTCACTTTTACAGCAAACATACTGCTAAGACTTCCTGCCCCAGCAAAATACAAAAATGTCCCCGCTGAATTTATTTGAATATCGTAATAATCAACTCCAGATCCTGAATAAGAATTCAGCCAAGCATTTGACACCCCGTATAAATCAGATAGAAAAATATGTCCAGACGCTGGGACGTTAATTGCATTGGCGCCTACGTACGGGCCGCCAGCGTAAAACTCACTTAAATTTACTGGATTGGAATCACTAAATTCCGTTTTTACATTAGTAAATGTAATGAGCCCAGAAGTTGGTAATGTCATTTTATGGTGTTCCAAATGCAGATAAATCGCCACTCACAATCAAATTGCCCGTAGAGTCTAAACTTGCAACGTTTGCACCGTTGTAATTAAAGAATAATTTTGTCCCTGATGGAGTTACAGACCATCCACCTGAATTAGTTATATTGCTGGATGACGTTGCGGTTGTTGCACTTGTTGCGGTTGTTGCACTTGTTGCCGTACCAGATAAGTTAGCCGTAATAATTCTAGCGCTAAA